GATTACTCAGTGCTTGTGCAGAACTAATCCCGTTGGGATTGATTGTCACTCCACCGGGTAGCAGAGTAGCATTGCCCAAAGCTTCTGAAGAACCAATTGCTCCCGGAATGACGAATACACCACCCGGAAGTAGGCTATGAGCACCAATCGATTCTGCACTCAGAATGCCGGTCGGCAAGATGGAAGCGATAGCCTTAAGTGTAGGTGAACCAAGTGCTTCAGCGGAAGTGACTCCAGCTGGAACTATGAATACTCCACCTGGAAGAAGGGTGGGTGATCCCAAAGCCTCAGCTGAACCTACTCCAGCCGGAGCGATTACTGCAAGTGAGTATAGAGTCACTGCTCCGAACTGCTCGGACGTAGCAATTCCAGATGGAATAACTAGAACGCCACCCGGCAGAAGAGTATGTGACCCGATCGCCTCTGTGGAAACGATTCCAGTTGGCGAGATATAAGCAACCGCCTTGAGTGTTGGATTACCCAGGGCTTCCGCGCTAGCGATTGCCTGTCCGACAAGATCAATGATGTTAGTGGGCTTGAGGGTGTGACTTCCTACTGCTTCTCCGCTAGCAATAGACGAAGGAAGAATGAAGACTCCACCATGGCGAAGTGTATGGGCACCAATGGCCTCACCGGAACCAATCGCAGATGGTTGGATCAGTGTTTGCTGCTGAGAGACGATTGTAGGGGTGCCGAGAGCTTCTGCACTCGAGATACCCACAGGGTCGGCGTGAGTCGGCGGATCAAGCATAACATGAACACCGACGTTAGTTGCTGCGGCAGCAGCTGTACCAGTCAGTGTTCCAGTTGAAGCTGTGTCGGTGAGTTGCCTGTATGCTTCCTCTGTGGTAGTTCTAGTACCTGCCGAACCGCCCGTGCTTGCGTTATCTGCATTAGCGGGTTCGGTATAGTTAGTTGGGGGAGTAAACGTTGTACCTGTTGCTGTTCCGCCGCCGTAGATAGAAACGGAACCAGGTTTTCTTGGTGATAGCGCTGGCGCAACTACGTTAGCTGAACTGGCGTTGGCCTGTGAGCTAACCTGATGCTGTGTTGCACCCGTAGCAACATCAGGAGTTGAAGTGATAACTCCCGATGCTTTCTGGCTAGTACCTAGGGTGAAAGTATAGGTTGCGGGTTCACTACCACCGGTAGAGATACGCTTGAATGTATGTGTGCTCGAGTTAGTACCATCCGACCTGATATCAATTGCAGTACCCCAGCTCGCCTGGGTGACAGTTGTTGTAGTACCTCTAACCGTGATGACTGCAATCAAGACTTCGCCAGTATTGGTGGCGGGCATGTTTACAACGAGTGTGCCAGCACCACCGGCGTTGTTACCGCTCTGCCCGGCTGAATTACCGGGAGTGAAGGTAAAGCCATTCACTAAGCTGCCACTTGAAGTAGCAGTATTAACTTCTACTGTAGCAGGTCCAGCTTTTGAAACAGCCGCCGTAGTTCCTGTGATACTTGTATCGCTGACTACTGTGAAACTCGTTAGAGCAACGCCACCAATGTGAGCCCCAGTAGCATCAGCGAAGTTCTCACCAGTAATAGTAACAGCTGTTCCACCAGCTTTCAAGCCAGTACTAGGACTCACCGAAACTACAATCGGTGCAACTGTAACTGGTGCAGTACAGAGGACTTCAAGCCAGATGGCTGTAGCCCGAACTGTGTTATCAATGCCAGTCTTGGAAGCTATCCCAGCTTGAACTGCATCAAGTCCGCCAGTTGTCCAAGCAGCGGAAGTGTTGGGGTCAGTTTCGGCGATGATACCAATGACCGCTTCCCAAGCTCCAGCTGCCCCCTCATATGGAGCACTGTAGTTAGTCGATGTCTCAGAGGTAGTGCCGCCCGAGAGAATTCTGGGACGAACTGGAGTGCTACTCGCATTCACTTGTCGTGCCACAGAAACGCGGCTGGCTACAGCTAGAATACTCCCACCAACACCGGCCTCGGCGGTTGAACGAAAGTTGACTGTTTCAATCTGATCAGCTGTTGCTGTACTAATCGTGGTAGTAGTCGTATCAGGTGGTAATTCATCAACAGCTGTGTAGTCGCCACTCCAGGCAGTGTTTGTTCCATCTGCGTTGGCTTTGACGGGGACTATACCCGGTGCGGTTGCAATGAACCCACTATCAGTAACGACAATATCATCCAGATAGAATGTATGATCGTTAGTAGCGCCGGTAGTAAAACCAAAGGCGTAGAAAACAGCAGTCCAGCTTGGAGATGTGTAACTTGACAGTGTTCCAAGCGAGGTGCCGTTGACTTTGCATTCCAGAATCAGCGAACCGTTAGTTGCGATATTCTTTACGCTGATTTGAATTCGATGCCAGCTCCCAGTCGCCAAAGCAGAACTGGTTCCGATGAGGGTAGCTTCACTGGCACTATAGAAGTTAAGAATACCGCTTGAATCCAATTTCAGGACAAATGAACTACCGTGGTTGTTGTCCTGGAAGATAATCTGATTATTAGAGCGAAGTGTCTCAATGTACATCCAAAAATCGATGTACACATCGGTGGTGATGGGGTCTCCGGCTCCCGCATTTGAACGGCCCTGTGCACGGTCGAGACAAGCGTAGAAGCTAGCTGTTACAGAACCAGCTCCATTACCAGTACACTTGAGAGAATAGCGACCTGAACGACGAATATTGCTTGCAATCGAAAAGGGTGCACCTGGGGTGCCGATAGAACCTTCGTAACCCTTATTGCCAGATTCAAATCCTCGAAGGTGTCTAATCGCCACCCCAAGTTACCTCAAGAAACCTTCACACTTACCGTGTCGTTCGGATCAGCATCATCATCCTCACCAACATACTTCGTAGTGACTTTGTGACTGCCTTCACTGCCAAAGCGATAGTTGATGTGCCATCCGCCGGTTTCACTGACGGTGACAGAGGTGGAAGCACCATCTCCGAAGTCGATTGCGAGGACCTTGCCTGCTTCGTAGCCAGTCCCACGAAAGTCGAAGACGGTGTCGACATCGCCTTTCTCCGGGCTAACAACAAGTTCTGCCTTATTCTCAGCCATGATTGCCTCCTAGAGCTTGAAGACCTTATTCGCCCCATTATCCCACTGAACCGTGATGTCACCGCCGTTCGGACCCACAGGGAGGCCAGTGGCAGTATCGATGTAAGCAATCAGTGGCCAGTCAGAGGCATTTGCGGTTGCCGTAGAGCGAAGGAGAAGAACCGCGCCAATCGTGGGTCCAGAAACGGCCGAGAAAACCGCGTCGTTAGCGTCTGCGATACCAGCAGAACCGGATTTACCGCCGAGGCTAGCGATCGACATTCCAACTCTCGCGCCTGTGGGCACGGAAGCATAAACCGTATTGACGGCTAGATCAACAACATAGGCGGTCGGTTGGTTCGAGATTGAAACAAGTGCAACTCGAACTGGATCAGCTACCCAGTTGATTGATCCCTGCAAGAAGTAGTTACGACCGGTGTCGTATAGGGCGTTTGCCATTCCTCAATTCCTCTTTGCTACGAATTGCAGCCAATCAGTGGCAACCTGGTCCCAGGTAGTGAATGGAGCATTTTCCTTCACCTTCGCATGTATCTGGGCCCGCTCCTTCAGTGGTGTCATCAATACCTTGACTACTTCATCTGCGTATTGCTGTTGAACTGCTGGGTCCTGAACATTCTCAGGAAGAATGATTCCGGACTGGACAGTTTCCGCAAGTGCAGCGAGGTGATTAGTGACCGGAATGGCACCGCCCAACTGCGCCTCAATTGCTGTGATGCAATACGTTTCAGTGAAATAGGTCGGGTAGAGCCATACTGAAGACTCCTGGAACGCTTCAGCCAGTTTGTCCTGATTGACCCTCCCATGCTGTGTTACGTTCGTCGTATTGGCGATCAAGGTCAAAATCTTATACTTGAAGTCTTGAAGGTCAGGCCGATTAGCAATGAACTTGTCTACTGTATTCCAACCGTAGTAGACATGGAGCTCAGCGTCTGGAACTGCCTTCAATACCTTTGGCCAGATATGTTCGAGAACAATATCCAACCCTCGGTCAGGTGACGATGAGTAAATCACCCGCTTGGAATTTCGCTTCACCTTCTTACCGAAGCGACTTAGATCGACTCCGTTGCCAATGATGACGACTTGATGCTTCTTGATGAAGGGATACCGCTGCAACAGGTGTTCTCGATGCCATTCACTTAGGACAACAATGGCATCAAAGCGCCTAGCACGTTCTGGCGTGAGACGGTCGCCGGCATCAACATCATGCAGCCACAGGACGAGGCAATCAGTGTCAATAGCCCAATCTGCTGGACTCGGGTCACGCCAGGCAATGTAGAGATCTGACCTAATCTCGGGCCTGAAATTCTCGGCTGGGCGATAACAGGCACCGTTGTAGTAACCCGGTTCGTCGATACTGGAATAAACGATGGACTGGTGACCCTGTTTGATGAAAGCCTCGGCCAGCTTGATAACGGCTGTTTCAGATCCACCTAGACCACTCTCGTTAAGTGTTCGTGGGTTCCAGGACTCAGGAGCTCCCATAGCACCAATGATGATGGTCTTATCTCGTTTCTTGCCCACCTCATAGTCGGCGAACAACCAACCCCCATTTCCCCAAGGTTCTCGATACAGATTCCAGATATCCCCTCTAGGGTTGATAATACCTTCTAGGTCATACTGGTCGAAGATACGAAGATGACCTTTGGGTTCAACTCTATCCCATGCAGCGATTTTGCCCTGTTCCCAGGCAAGATAGGGAGTTGTGAGGGCGATATGATCAGCCGTTAGCTCGAGTCTTTCGAGCGCTTTCGCCGGGTCGACGACGTGTTCGATTGTTTCAAAGAATAGGGCAAGGTCAGCTTTCTTACCTTCCCATTCTCCGATCTCCTCAGTAGAGCCCGTCTCGAAACGAGCGTCCACTCCCCATTTTTCAGCTCGTAACGAAGCCAATTCAATACATCGAGAGTCGAAGTCAAATCCGGTGACGTGGACTCCGAGTTCTCGGGCGAGGGGGAGGGCAATGAAGCCATCTGAACATCCCCAGTCGACAACATTCTTGGCCTGAATGCGACGAGCTGTGTCGATGGCAAACTTGAGTCTCGGAAAGTTGAGCCATCCAGGATCGAGAATGGACTCATCCGCCATGGGTGTCCAGTTGGGATTTCCATGGTAGAACTCTGCCATGGCTGCCGGATTTTCTACGTGAGCTGTCTGGACCATTGAACGTTCCCAAGCAGACATAACCGCCGGGTGATGTTCAATCGCTTTAGGCACCACGTTGAAAAGTTGACGAACCTTCAGCCACTCGTCGTTGCGACCTAGTTGTTCTCGTAAAGTGAGGAATGACTTAACAACTCCCTGAAGCCAAATCTCATCTCTAAGAGCAGAAATTTGAGTATTCAGAGCGTCACTAGGGCGAGCTTCAAATGCTTTCTGGTAATTCTCCAAGGCTGATTCAAAATCACCAGTATGAGTTTGAGCAGCCGCCAAAAGTACGAATGGCTCGTAAGTGTAGTCGAATGGATTAGTAATCAGAAGAGTGTTCGGAGGTTCCTTAGTACCGGCAGCCTTAATCATTTCAATGACTGCCGGCCAGTTACGAAGTGCTGAATAAGTTTCAGCTAGTCCAATCCAAGCATCAGGCCATGTAGGCGTGATTTGAATGGCGTCAAGATCAGCTCCCAAAGCCCGTCCATAGTCGCCCATCATGCGATACATGTCAGCGATACGGTGTTGAGCTTGGTACTTCTCTTCTGGCCAACCAGACAGTTTAATAAACCGATTGGCGTGAAGAATAGCTTCCTTGAAATTGCTTCTACTTTGGTTTTCAGACGCAAGATAAGCGAGGATACGAGGATCAGGGTTAGGTTCCTGGTTCTCAAGCTCCTCGTACAGAATTTTCAGATTTCGATCTGGTTCATGCTTGTTCCGAGGCTTGTGATGCTTGACAACAAAATCGCTAACTTGCGTTTCGTTGCGATCCCACTCAACCGTTGGAATGAGTACCTCGTGAATACGGCCTGCCCACTTCCAACCCCGACCGGGCAATTGATCATGGAAGCGGATCAGTCTTTCACGAACCAGGTAACAAGTAGTGTTGCCTTCATCATCTTGTGCATAATCATAGCCAGCGAAGAAGGCGTCTACATTAGGATTGAATCTAATGAGCTTACGGAGATTTTCACCCCCGATAAGTTCATCATCTCCATCCAACCACAGGAAATAGTCGCCAGTGCAAGCATCCCAGACAATTTGTCGAGCGGCTGAAAAGTCGTTCGTCCATCGAATGGGAATAGTCTTGATATTGAAGCCCCGTTCAACCCAAGACTGGATAATATCTTCAGTGTTGTCTGTGGACTTCCCACCAAGACCAATCACAATCTCGTCAACATGAGAAGCCACAGACGTCAAACACTGATCAAGTGTACGGCCTTCGTTCCGTACAATCATACCCAGAGAAATCTTGAACATGCCGCCGCCAAATCCTTTCTTAGTGCTCAGAGGCACAGGAAGAGTGGATCAAATCCACGGTGGTGAGGGTGAGGTAACGCGTCCCGCCAGACTTACTTACCTCACCCTCATGAAGGTCGATTAGACCTGGCCACCAACAACGCCCCGCCATTCAACTGCCTTGTAGCTGAAGTCGTGACGAATCTTGTACTTGATCTCGTCGAAGTCGAAGGAATACGGGTCCTGTCCACCAAGAACAGCCCGAACGCCTGGGTCCTTCAGACCGATGAACGGAGTCGTCTCACCATTCAGTGTGACGAAAGCAATCGGGCTGAGTGGACCATTCGGATCAGCGAGAATGTAGTAGTCGTTGGCGTCCGTCAAGAACGGATCGATGATAATCTCCGAGAACAGGCCCTGTGCCAGGTTCCGCTCAAGCTGAGAAGAACCGTTCGGCAGAAGATCATTCTCGTTAAGAGCCTTGGCGATGTACCGCAGCTCCGGCGGAATGAGGAGGACCCGCTCGCCCGGTGAGACGATCTGGTAAGCCTCATCATCTGTCATATCATCGAACTTGAGGTCAGCGGTCGTAAGATCAGTTGACCCCTGCACCGTAGCCGCAAGGGCTGTGGTGACGCGGTTCCCGTGCGCCGCGCTGATGAGAGCATTCCCGTCGTACATAACGGGGTTGCTTGCAAGAGCGGTGACGGCTCGCTTGCTCTGAGTACGGGCCATCGCCTCAGCCATCAGAGTGGGAAGCTCAGCGAGCTTGTTAAGGCGGTCAGAAATGATAAGCTGACGGGTGACTGAGATTGCCGCGCCGAACTCTCGCAGGCGAAGCTTCTCAGAAGGGAATTCCTTCAGCTTGAGCTCATCGTACTGACCGTTCAAGCCCTTTTCAGGGATATCCTCAAGCCGACCGAAACGGCTAGAGGTATACTCCTCGAAATCTTCGAGTGAGACCTGGCGCGTCCATCGAGGCCACTGGCCCTGGATTTCCGTGAACCGGCCCAAGAACGTGTGGCGGATCAAGGAGCCCAGGTAGGTTGGGAAGTCAGCGAGTGACAACGCCTCCTGGGCATCCGTGATTTCGCCCCGTTCGAGGGCTTCACGGGCCTCAATGTACGCATCAAAGATGCGAAGTCGCTTGCCCGGTGCAAGACCTTCCATGCTAGAACATTCCTCCTACTACCCCTGGTTCTCTGGACCGAACAGAACGGTGCGAACGAGCGAAGCGCCGGCCACAGCCGTTGCCCAGACACGACCCACGAGCTTAGCACCAGCCGCGGCCGAAGCCTCGGGGTACAGCTTCACAGTGGTAGCGGAGTAGGTCGGATCACCGTAGACACGAATACCCGGGTTAATCGCTGTTGCGAAAGCCAGGTTCGCCTTCAAATCCCAAACGCCGTCCAGAATCTGAACGAACGGTCGGGCTGCCTCAGAAGGTGAAGTGTTGAATGCGGCATCGTCATTGGAGACTCCGAAGAAACCCTCCTTGTAGACGAGGTCGCCAGCCTTGTGGGTGAGCGTCGGCGTGAAAGACCGCCGGCGACCAGCACCAACGAAAGTGTTAGCCATCGATTATAGCTCTCCTTGAGCAGTTGTAGTGGCTACTTCTTGTCGCCGTCAGTCTTCGGCTTGAACGGATTACCGAAGGCACCCTCCACACTCTCCCGGGCTGAGGTTCGCTGCAGCACCGGAGCGTTCTCTTCGCCGCCGCTATGACCCATATCGTGGATACGGGGCTTACCAACCTTGGCCTCTTCGAGTTCAGCCTTGGCCTCCTCGACCGACTCCTTCACAGAAGTCTCATCGTACTCAGTATCGTTCGCGAACGAATTCACGATACGAGCCTGAGTTCGACCAGGAAGACCAGACTTGGCAACGAATTCACGAACCTTCTTGGTCGTATCAGTTCGCTTCCGCTCGTTCGTCTGGGCGTTGGTCAGAGCTTCCTTAATGCCCTCCTTAACGAGTCGGCTGATTTCGGATCGCTTGACGGCCTGATCCTCATCATCCGGCTCTTCGTCGGGCTCATCGTCAGGAGCAGCCTCTGTGGCTGGCTTGACCTCGGCCTGGATGGCCTTGACCAGTTCAGGCGCATTCGCCTTCAGGTCGTCAGCCGTGATTTTATTCCAATCCACGTCCTCTCCTTCGTCGCTCTCTCGAACGAACTGGATGATTTCCCCGCCAGCTGACGGATAAAGAACCCAGTCCACGGATCGGGCACCCACGATCTCGTGAACATCCTCGATCATCTTCTGGCCTTCTCGAACTCGAGTAATGCCAATATCATGATCAGCTGAAACGCCAATGTACTTCTTCGCCTTTTGTGCCTGTTCGAAGAAGTCCTTATTGAAGAATTCCACCCGGCCAGTGATCCCACCCAGAGGCTTGATCGCTGGGTCCCAAGCAGTACTCTCCACAGCCGAGACCATCTCATCAAAATCGCGCTTGATGGGAGGTTTATTGCTGTGATTGACGAACATTCTCAGTCCGTCGTAAACCTTCTGCTCAACTGCGCGGCGAAGGGCAGTAGGACGGTAGTTTCGGGGGTTCTTTGCTCGCCCAGCCTTGATGAGAACCAGATCCGCGAACATCCGGCCAGTATCATCCTGGCTGAACTCGGCCTCCGAAACGCTGATAATCTCGCGTCCTGTGATTTTCAGTTCGTCACCCTCCACCGCATGCTTGATTTTGCCGCAGTAAGCCTTCGGATTTTTCTTGTTGCGATTCTTACGAACGCAATCGTCAAAATCCTTGTACTTTCCTATCGGCATAGGTTACTCTTCCTCTTCCTCCGCCACAGTCGGAACTGGGCCCTTCAGAGTGATGATTTCTCCGCTCTTGGAGAGCTTATACTTACCGCCCTGAACGGTGCCGAAGATACCGGCTTCCTGATGAACGACATCCACGTCAGCTTCATCGAAGCCGGTCTTCCTGAGGAACTTCGCAAGCCGATCGACTTTCTTCTTCGGCTTCTCTTCCTCATCAGCCTTGTCGTTCTTGGTGAGAGTAGGAACCGACGGGTTCAAATTCTCCTTCGGAGCGGCAGGTGGAACGTCCGGATCTGGATCACTAGCGGTGGGCTGGGCGTTCTCTTCCTCTTTAGCCCCCGTCTCTGGCGTTGTCGTCTTCTTGTCGCTGTCCTTGGCCACTTCTTCTCCTATAACTCCATCCGGTCTTCAACGTCCACAGGCGGACCGGCTAGATACTTCACTTCACCATCTACGAGTTGATATTTGCCACCGTTGAAGGTGAGGAAGATGTGAGTTTCATAGTTGAGTGAGAGGATATCATTGCTTCCGTACCCCGTCGCCTCGAAGAACTGGTGGCGGAGCACTCGTTGGCTCTCATTCAACTCAAGTTCTTGAGACAGCGGAGCTAGAGCCATAGACAACCTCCAGTAGTCGTTCTCTTAGGATAACAGCCAAATGCGAATTGGGTAAAGCCACTCCGGTGGCGAGTCTGATAGTGCAACCGCAACGAGTAAGTCCGCGACAAACAGAACCATCACCAGGACTACCAGGAAGTACAGGTAACCCCAATCCGCTGTATCTCTCTCGTTGATAGGGTCCATTATCTGCCGCCTGGAAACATTCGAGGCAATGTTCCGTCTCCCCTAACGTCCACGCGTATGGACCGGCTGGCATTGCCTCTGTGCGGCCTTTCTCGAAGACCCCTCTTAGGGCGAGGAGATAGAGTCCAGCACGACGAACAGGGTCCATATCCAGGTGGCCAGAGCCAAGATCTGAAGAGAAATGGCGTAGAAACCCCGTCTCGGAGTCCAGTTCTTCATTGAGAAGCGTGATGTCACGGTCTGTGAGAGTGTAGAAAGGGAAGACACTGATTGCTCCTAGTGCATATGCTCTGAAGTAAGCGCTCCGAATAAAGCTTCTGGATTTGGTAACGAACCCTTTAGAATTAAGAGCACCGGAGGCACGGGCGTCAA